AAGCCCCATCATTACGACAGGGCTTCTTAACTAACTGATAATCAGATACTTAGAAGGGTAAATCATCTTCTCCGCCTGCCGCTACTGCCTCTGGCTGAGTTGACTTCTTATCCGTTCCTCCAAGCATGGTCATGTTGAATGCCTTTACTTCGGTATTGTATCTGTCGTTCCCTTCTTTGTCTTGCCACTTACGTGTGGTAATACTTCCCTCAATATATAACTTATCTCCTTTATTGACATACTTCTCAACGATGTCTACAAGCTTTCCGTAGATAACGATGTTGTGCCATTCGGTCTTCTCCTGACGGTCACCGTTTTTATCTTTGTACTTCTCAGACGTTGCCATTACCATGTTAGCGACCTTCCCATTTGTTAATTGCTTAACCTCTGGGTCTTTACCTACGTTTCCGATTAGGATTACTTTGTTTACTGAACTCATTTTACTTGGATTTATTTAATTGTTTTTCTTATGATATTTTCCGTAGCCTTGTCGATGTCGTACATCTCAAGTGCTTTTTCTATTGACCCTTTAGGCGAGTCAATCCATTTAAGTAGTTTATTGTACTCAGAAGTACCTGCCATTACCTTTTTCTTTGCTCCTGCCTTCTTCTCTACAGCAGTTGTCTTCCTTGGCTTTGCAGTAGAGTGATTGTTTGTTACGTCAGGGTCTTTGTTATCATCGATAAGCAGAAGACCATTCAATGCATACTTACGAGCATACGATGAGGACGCTCCAAAACACTGACCAATACTCATCCCTTTTTGGTTAACATCTATCCCTGCGTAACCATATGAGGACGCTATTAAAACACGCTCTTTTGTTTTGGGGTCTATAGTAAAAATAGATGCGTTTGCCTCTGTGTATGGAATCCCGCATAGTTCTCTAACGCTATCGGTTAGATTTAAGCAAAGACCATGCTTGTCAAGTAGTGGCTTTACAGCCTCAAGAATTTGCTCTACAGTTCGATATTTATACCCTCCAAACTTATTAAGTTCGGTCTTAGGAACATTGAGTTCGTTCTGTAGTTTTATTAGTTTTTCCATTGCGCTAAAGTATAATTATTAGATGATATATCCTATTTCTCTGTCGATTTTTTCCAGCTCTACGCCTATCGTAAACTCGTCTGGCTTAGTGATTCTTACATCCAACATCTTGGTCTTATTGTTGGCTCTTTGGTAGTACCTCATGTAGCCGTTAGCAGGGAACTCAATCTTCTCAACAGACTCCTTTCTGAACTCGTTCTTTATCTTATTCTCAAGTTCACGCTTCTCTTTCTCAAGTTGCTTAATCATTGACTTAACTGTCTGAAGGTGCTTACACTGCATTAGCAGGTCTTCATCTCCCTGCATTATCTCCTGCTCTACCTCGTGTGTCTCTGATATAAACGCTGAGTAGTGTTCGTTGTCGTTAGGTTCAGGCTCAAGTTGTTGGATAACTCCTATCCAATCCTCGTACTGCTCGTAGTCTCCGTCTTCTTTAGCCTGCTCTGCTTCAATAAGTGCCTGTCTACCTTGGAGTACACGCTTCCAAAAGTCGTAGGTGCTTGCGGTTATAATATCAATAATTTCCTCGTTACGTTCTATTGGAAATACTTTAAAGCCTCTCCCGTCAATCAGTATGGCAATCTCAGAGTAGTCGCACTCCATTATTAACATCTGCTGATGAACCTGTATTATGTACATATCAGGAACGCCATCGTACTTCTTGTAGACAAAACCATTCATTGTCTTTATCTCCAGTGGACAAGGTTTACTTGTCAACTCATCAGACAATGTTCCGTCCTCGTTTAGCTTGCGTGAACCCTTCTCAATAACCCTGTCCAGGTTGCAGTACAGGTGTGGGTACTTAGGGTTCTGTACGAAACCTACAAGATGGTCAGCCTGGCGTATAATATTCCCACTTTCAAACTGCTCCATATAGCCTTCCTCAGTGCCATCGTAATACTTCCAAAGGTTAGCCACATATTCTTCTTGGTATATACCGTGAAATGCAGGCGCAGACATAAAACTCTCCGACTCCATTGTCCCCACCTTCTCGTGGTAAAGCTGCATCGGTGTAGGTTTATAGGGGCTTATACCGCAGACTATTGCGGCAGACGATGCTCCTAGTCCGTTCTTCCTGTACTCGAACCACTCAGGGGTTCTGTCTTTAATTTCTGTTATCCATTCTTTCTTAATCATACTGCTAATTTAGTTTTTGTGTTCGTATATTTTCTAAATCTATTTACGGTCTAATACATACCCTTGTATTCAAGTATTTTTTTCAAGATAAACTTGTCTCTTTTAATTCCTTCATAGTTATCTCTTTTTTGATAATAATCTCCGACTCTAATTATTTTCCAATCACTTATATCAAGGTCAACTGATTGCATAAATATCTGCTTTCTCCAATATGATGGGCAATTATCTTCTCTTAGGTATGACTTTTTCTGCCACCATATATCTTTATCAAACTTTTTTATTATTTTTTCGTAAGTCATTGTTTTTGTTTTTAAAATGGAACATCCAAATTATCGTCATCATTATACGGAAGCCTTGCGTTAATCATAGCCCTACTGTTAGGTACTGTGTATGCGTTTTCCTCTCTCTCTAATGGATTAAGGTCATCGTCATAGAACCTACCCTTCATCACATCGTATGTGAGCATAGCCTCGCCAGTAGTCCCGTTCAGCTCCTTTTTCTTAATCTTCTGAGAAATAAATAAAGACGTAGAGTCTTGCGGTTGTGAGTTGTAGAATGGTCTGTGAAACATTATTATGTTATCAGCCTTATTGTTCCACATTGCCCCACCTGCAAAATCATACACCCTTGGGGTTTTGTAGTCACCTGTACGCTCATCCTTCTGTATGGAGCTGTTTGGGTGTGCTACAATCACCATGTAGACGTTATTCTCCAAAGCAAACTTCTTCTGTACTCGGAAGAAGTCCTCAAGATACTGATCGTCACGCATTCTTGTACTTCGGTCACGGTATATCGCATTAAACGGGTCAATCATACACCCATCGATGTTGTGCTTAATCATTGTCTCCACGAACTTTCTGTTTATGTAGTCCTGACTTGGCATCTCCTTCTCAGGGTAGATGAAAAAGAACTTGTCGTTAATCTTCTCAGCCGCCTTACGATATTCTTCCTCAGACATTTGGTTCTGATGATGTTTGTACGGTGACTTTCCTACCATAGCGTGAATCAATTGGTTGTAAAAGAACTTAGGTGGGTACTGTTCGGGAGAGAATATCGCCCACTTATACCCGTCCATCAAAGATTTCATAAGCATTAGCTGTAACATCATCGTAGACTTACCGAAGTTACCAATGCCACCTACAATTGTTATCTCACCACGCATCCACCTAAACCTTTCGTCAATACCTGGAAAGTGCGTTGTCTCACCCTTCTGATTTCCAGAGTGAAAGTCCTTGAGCATATCGTCAAATATGTCGTTAAGGTATATCACATCCTCAAGCGGTCCATCTAATGATTCAAGCTTCTCTTCTATGCTCTCCCTTGTTACGCTATGTATGAGCCTATCGTCATCAGTAAACTCGGCAGTATTAAAGTCTGAGATGTAGTTTCTGTAGACAGAGTTTAAAATAACATCTAACTCCTTCACAGTAAACGAACCTCCGCAGAAATCGCCAATCATAGAGTCACGTACTTCGTCTTTGGTAAGACCGAACCTCAGACATCCACAGGTAAGCTTGAATACAAAGTTGTTTCGGTTACCTTCAAAGAAACCCTCGCCCTTGTTAATCATCCACTTCTTTAGCTTCTCGTAGACGGTGTTGTTTGTCGTTACCTTGATGGGCATAGCCTCGTACACCTTCTCAACAAACCTATCATACACATCCCACTTCCTTGCAACGTAAATCTTAGGGTCGTAAGACTCAAAGCATATCCTACTAAGGTTTCTTCCTGACGGATCAAGGTCTTTAAAGTCCTCAAGAAGCGCATCGAAATGCTCTAAGTGTCTCTCAGGCTCTGAAACTTGAACTAAAGCCTTAACTCCATTACCGCTTGGAGACACCCAGCAAGACACTACATATTTACTCCTCTTTAGTTCGGCTATCTTGTCAGCGATATTACAGTGGTCAAAGTCCAAGCATATCAATCCCGTGTATGAGATTATGTTGTTGTCGTTACGTGACTTGAAGACTCCTGAAAACAATGGCGATGGCAAACTCTTCTTAACACTATCACGTTCTTCTCCGCTACCAAGTCTCCTTATTTGCTCAACCTTCCCTCTGCTCTTACCTTGCTTGATTCGTTTAAGAGCCTGACCTACAGTAATCACATGGGAAGAGTCTACATCGAACAGACTCTCGTATATGCTTATCTCTCTTTCAAACAGTTCTGTCATCTTTTTCTACCTTCTAAGTAAATTGTTGGAATTATCTTGTAGCTGTCATAATCTCTGAAGTAAAAAATACGTTCAACAGTCCAAGACAGATTACGATTGTCTATTGATTCGGGTACATTTTGGATACCTACAATTGATTCTAATCCAATATTATCTCCCTTGTTGGGTAACACTGGTATATCCCAATACGTTTCGATTGGATTATCCTCATAACGTATATTATCTTCTTCGGAAATATGTTCACTACTCAAGTGTATATGTACTTTCATTTACTTGCTCTGTATTTCCAACCTTCACCAGCACTTTTGTATGATGGGTTAATATTTATAATCTTCCTGACATAATCATCACCCTCCGACTTAGCCTCTTTCTCAGACAGACTTACGGGGTTAGTATTGCGAACAATATCATAAGCCTCAGACATATCAATATATCTCCACCCTGGCTCTAAGACAGGAACACTGACATCACGCTTCTCAGCATCCCTGAACCATACATGAGTTAGCTTACCCTTCCAATCCTTAACCGTGTTGCCGTTCTTATCCCTCCATAACCTTGCATTTGATGGTGTACGGTCTTGGTAATAATCATAGAACTTTTCGGCAATAGATTGGTCGTAACCCCTACCGACAACATAAGATATAACTTCTTCAAGTGTAGGTATCCCTTTTTCCTTTTTCTCTTTTTTATCTTTTTCCCTTTTCTTATTGTCTCCCTCTCGTGTGCCCTCTTGTGTCTGTTCTTGCGTACTCCCTTGTGTGTTCTCTTGCGTTTCCAATCCGTAGCTTATCGGCTCGTAACTATCGTAGTTACAGACAGTTAGGAGTGTGGTTGATTGTTTCCCTTTGCCTATAGTTTGCTTAGTTACCAATCCATCCAACTCAAGCATCTGAAAGAACTTAGTAACTGACTTTGTTCCTGTCTTAAAAATGTTCGCCCAAGTTCTAATACTGTTAGAAGACTGACCCTTATTAACACGGTAGACTTTGTAGCCCAAAGACATCTTACTGTCTGCGTAGTTGACCTCCATAAGCAGCGTAAGCCACCACTTTAGTTTCTTCTCATCAGACCATAGCCAGTGTTCGGATATAGTCCTATCTATCTTAATCCAACCCATTGCTGTCTTCTTCTCCTCCGCCTAAGAGGTTGTTAATTTCGTTCTTCATCTCTATCTCTTTGATTAACCTAGAGCAGTTGACAACCGAACCTAATGCATCGATTAAATCTATCGAAGCTTGACGTATATCTTCATCGTCAAAGTCTTCTGTTCCAGTAGACATAATAGCGGTAGATAGTGCAAGGAATATACCCTGAAGAGGTGTACCCTCTGCGTGTTCACTACTTCCAATTTGAAACATAGTATTTACTACTAATGTTAGCTTTTCGTTTAATTCTTTTTCTTCCATTTTAATTTACTTTTTTGGTTTAATCTATTAATTCATATACAAAATACTTCCCACAATTGCAACAATAAATAACCACATTGAGGTAAGTGCTGGAACTGCATACTTCCAAAAGCGAAGAGTGTTCCGCTTGTCCCATCTTTTTATTTGGTATCGTTTCATCTTCTTTGTTTTTTTT